CCTCAGTCTTCGGAGCCAAGAAGAAAGGCAAGCGCTACTAGGTGCTGTTCGCGTTCAAGCTCGCCACGTTCTTCTTACTGGGAGGCCTCATCTTTCTGGTGTGCCTGGAGTTATGCACAGCGCAGCGACTTGAGTCCCTCACACGCAAGGAACAGAGCAAGTGACAGAACACCTCTCAGACGGCAAGTTGATTTACTGATTTAGGAATCAATGGCGCGCGGTGGAAAGAGACCAGGAGCAGGACGGCCAAAGGGCAGCAAAGAGCAAAGCACGCTCACCAAAGAGGCTGCCCGGGAAGCCCTGCGTCAGATCGTGCTGCAAGACCTACGCGGTATGACTGAAGCGCAGATGGCAGCAGCCAAGGGTATCAAGTACTTGGTCTATCGCAACCGTATCGGCGGCGAGTTCAAGGTTGCGACCAAGGAACTCCTAGAGAGCGGTGCGCTTGGCGGCGAGAACGTGATCGTTGAGGTTTGGGACAAGCAGCCCAGCACGCCCGCGTTTACAGACCTGATGAACCGCGCTCTTGACAAGCCAAAGGAGCAAGTGCAGGAACTGGCAGTGACAGTTGACTCCCGCGCTGATCGTGTCTTAGCGGCCCGCCAGAGACTCCAGAATGGCAAGTAGCGCCACCCAAGACGTGGAGAGTGAGTTGGAACAGGCCGCGGCTCGCTTCTATGCCGATCCCCTGGGATTTGTGCTCTATGCGTTCCCTTGGGGAGAGGAAGGCGAACTCAAAGACGAGACGGGCCCGGACGACTGGCAGCGCGCGTTTCTAGACGGGATAGGGACTGAAGTCCAAGCCAATATTGCGACCGGGCAGCCATTTCCTTGGAAGCCCATTCGTAGGGCTGTCAGCTCTGGTCACGGCATTGGCAAGAGCACGATGGTCGCGTGGCTGGTGAACTGGATCATGGTGACCCGGCCGAGGAGCCTTGGGACAGTCACGGCCAACACGTTTACTCAGCTGGAGACGAAGACCTGGTCCGCCATCCAGCGGTGGCACAAGCTCAGCATCTTTGCGGACTGGTTCGAATGCACTAGCAACTTGTTCTACGAGAAGGCCAACAAGGCATCATGGTTCTGCGCTCCACAGAGTTCGAAGGAAGAGAACTCGGAGGCGTTTGCCGGCCAGCACGCCAAACAGAGTACGAGCTTCTACTTCTTCGACGAGGACTCTGCCATCCCCGACGAGATCCACCGGGTTGCTGAGGGTGGGTTGACGGACGGCGAGCCCATGATCTTTTGCTTTGGCAACCCCACGCGAAACTCGGGGCATTTCTATAACGCATGCTTCCGGAGTGGCAGCCGCTGGAATCCGCTGATCGTGGACAGCCGGGACAGCCGGTTCACGAACAAGGAGCAGATCAAGGAGTGGGAGCAGGACTATGGCGAGGACTCTGACTTCTTCCGGGTCCGTGTTCGGGGGATCAATCCAAGAGCCTCGGATGCTCAGTTTATCGACCAACAGCGGGTACTGGACGCTCAGAGACGGGAAGTGGTCGTGCTGGACGATGAGCCTTTGGTTGCCGGCGCAGATCTGGCTTGGGGTGGATCGGACGACAACGTCATCCGCTTCCGCCGAGGTCTAGATGCCAAATCTATCCCGAGCATCCGGATCAAAGGCGAGTTCACGCGCGACCCGGCTGTGCTCACTAACCGGCTAGCCGAGGTGCTGAGCAAGAACTACGGCGGTACTGGCGTTGCGATGCTGTTCCTGGACAGCGCCGGGATCGCCGGAGCCATCGGCCCAAGGCTCAGAGCGCTCGGTCACAGGAACGTGCAAGAGGTGAACTTCGGCTCCGATTCCCCCGACCAGCAGTACCGCTACATGCGTGATTACATGTGGGGAAAGATGAAGGAATGGCTGCTCGTTGGGAGCATCGACAAACACCCCGAGCTTGAGGCCGACTTGACGGGGCCCGGACTCAGGCCAGACAACCGACAGCGGGTGTGGCTGGAGTCCAAAGAAACGATGAAGAAGCGCGGGGTTGACTCGCCGGACGATGGGGATGCGCTGGCATTGACGTTTGCCGCTCCGGTAAGTCCGAATCTGCGCGCTAGGCCGCAGGCAGCTGCAGTGCCAATGAATTGGGGCTGGGGTTGATCTTGGTCCTGCCGCTTTCGCTGTGGGTGTTCATCCGCCATATCGGGTGGGGTCTGAAGTGATTTCCCCTGAGACGGAGGCCCTTGTCACTGCGAAGCTCGCTGACTCAATGGCCCTGCATCGGGCAGCCCGGCAGCAGACAGCCAATCCCAAGGGTGAAGGCAACAGGACCGTGACGAAGCCCAAGGACTTGACCAAGTACGCCAAGGCATTCCTACTCCGGCAGGAGGCCCACGAGCTGGACCCCAAGCACGAGGCGAGCGCGTGGGCCATTGAGCAGGCTGCCACTCCAGCGGGGCGGGATACGCACTCGGAGTTGATGGCGTTCTACAAGGATCTAGGGCTAACGTGAACTTATCTCTGACGACCCCGAGTTGGCTCACGCGCGAGGTTGTTGCCAGCTTCCGGTCTACGTTCCGATTTGCTTATGGCATGTTTCCTGTCCATGTTCGCGTCTTAGTACGTGGTGCGGGGCTGGACGTGTGGTGTCCGCTAGATGCCGAGAGCAAGATCCGTTGCGGTGCGTGTGTGGAGGGCATCATTCCGCGGGATAGGCGTTATCGATATTGTCCGAGGTGCCGAGCGGTAATTGTGCGGAATCTGAAGTCCTATCCTGGCACCACTGTACAGGTTCGGGTGCCTCAGCGGATTGCGTGTGTGGGCGCAAATGCCTGACACCAAAGACCTGATTACCGAAGCCAAGAAGCGGTTTCGGATAGCGTCTGACTACTGGAACGTCCAGAAGAAGCAAGAGAAGGACGACCTCAAGTTCCAGATCCCCGAACTCCAGTGGACGGAGGAGGCGAGGGCTCAGAGACAGGGTGCTCCGGCAGGGACGCTGCCGGGGATAGCGCAAGCCATCCCGGCGAGGCCGATGCTCAGCGTGGACAAACTCAGTCCACCCATGAAGCTCATTCGCAACCAGGAGCGGCAGGCGCATCTCGGTATCAGCATCTATGCGTTGTCGGAGGACGCGGAAGACGCGACAGCGGAGGTGCTCAACGACATCGTCCGGAAGATCCAGCGAGACAGCAATGCGCCGCTAGTCCGGAGTTTTGCGTTTGACCGGGCTGTCAAGGCTGGCTTGGGCTGGTATCGGATACTGAGCGAATACGACGACTCAGCGCCGGAAGGGACTGACGACCAGCGACTGGTTATCAAGCGGATTCTCTATCAGGGGGACGTTTACCCAGACCCCGCCGCGGAAGAGCCGGATTTCTGCGATGCGGAATGGATGTTTCTACCGCGTTGGATTCCCGCGAGTACGTGCAAGCGTCTGTGGCCTGATGCGGACTGGAACCCGACCACGGAGGGATTCGGGAGCGATGTGGACGGCGAGCCTCAGTGGGTCCGTGGCGAAGGCGAAGAGCGGGCGTTTCTGGTCACGGAGTACTTCCGTAAGGCCCACTCTGGCGGCAAGCGGGACAGGGTTACCCACATAGACATCTACAAGGTCAATGGGACGGAGGTGCTCGAGGAGGGCAAGTTTCTCTGCAAGTACATCCCCTTGATCCCGGTTCCGGGCGAGGAGCTCCAGCCGTTTGATGGCAAGCGTAAGTGGATTGGCGTGGTGTTTCCGAACAGAGACGCTCAGCGGGCCTACAACTATGAGTTGAGCAACGCCATCGAGACGTTGGCGCTCGAGCCCCGCGCTCCGTTTGTGGCGACGCTGGATCAGGTACAAGGCTTTGAGGCCGAATACCAGCAAGCCAACATGCGCAACATCCCGGTGCTTCATTACAACGCGAAGAGTGAGGGCGGGAATCTGTTGCCAGCCCCGGCCCGGGTTCAGGCGGATACGGGGAAGCTCGGGATGAGCCTCCAGATGCTGGCTCAGACGAACGAGGATATCCAGAGCGGGACGAGTACGTTTGCTCCAAGCTTGGGAAACGTGGACGCCAGACATCGGTCGGGACGGGCGATCCAGAGCCTTCAGGGGCAGTCGGAGGCCAGTAACAGCAACTTCCTCCAGAACGAGGCTGACATATCGCTGGTACTCGAGAGCAAGATCCTGTTGGACGCCATCCCGAACTACTACGACCGTGAAGCGCGGGTTGTAGCGATCGAGAAGGAGAACGGGGACAGGCGGACTGTCATGCTCAATGCTCCGCACGTCTATGACCAGCGTGGTAGGCCTCAGCCGGTGCCGATGGCGGGCGGGGATGGGCAGATTCCAGCGAACGTCAAGGTCTATGACCTGTCAAAGGGCCGTTATGGTGTAGCGGTCAACATCGGCAAGAACGCACTCACGAGAAAGCAAGAGGGTGCGGACAAGATCGGCGAGATCATCCAGGCGGATCCGCAACTCATGATGGTGTTTGGTGACATCTGGGCGAAGTTCCTGGATTCCCCGGATGCGAACATGATCTCGGACCGGTTGCGTAAGGCAATCGAGGCTCATTCGCCCGGGCTGACGGCGACGGATGACGGGATGACGGATCCAGTCCAGATGCGGGCCCAGCTCCAGGCCAGCCAAGCCAAGATCCAGCAGTTGACCCAGATGCTCCAACAGGCCGGCCAGATGGTCAAAGGCAAGCAAATGGAGCAGCAGACGCAGCTACAGGGCAAGCAACTCGACAGCGAGTCTCGGATCAAGGTTGCTGGGATTCAGGCTCAGGCTGGCATCGTAGAAGCGCAGATCAAGGCTGGAAACGAGCAAGTGTTAGCCAAGATGCAATCGGAGTTCGAGAGCATCAAAGAGGTTATCAATGCGCTTAGAGAGCAACGGCTGGAAAAGCATGCGGCTGCGCATGACGTTGCACTCCAGGCACAGGGACAGGCCCATGAAAAGGCGATGGCGGCTCACGACGCTGCTCATGAAGTCGCGATGGCGGCACTAGGGCAGAAGCACGACGCTCAGATGGGAGCGATGCAGGCTCAGACTGCTGCGGATGCCCAGGCGGCAGACCAGGAATTCCAGGCTAGCCAGACGGAGCCTCAAGCGGATGGGAGCGGCGAATGATTGAGTCCCGGATAGCGGATTTGGACGAAGGCGACACGTTCCGGACCATGCTCACGAACAGGCTAGGCGTGATCCTTCGGAGGAACAACGTGGGGGCCGTGTCTGTCACGCTCGATGCGTTGCCGGGGTCTGCTATTGCGAAGCGGGGTGGTGGATTCGAAGCGAAGTGCGTCTCGGAGCAGCTGATGGTGTACGTCGAATGAGCCAACCATTTCCCGCCGGCATGCGGCTCGTCAGCCGGAAGACCGAGTACAGGCAGCGCGTGATGGAGACGCTCCGGCAGCATCAGGAGTTTGCCGAGACTCATGAGAAGCAAATAGCCGAGCTACAGAAGGACTTGACCGAGGCCAGGAAACTGCTAGCGCAGTTGGCGGGGTGGGCTCAGGCGTTCTCAAACATGGGGTTTTGGGCTCGTTTGCGGTGGGTATTCCTGAATCCCGGAGCCAAGAGTCCTGAAAACAAGAAGGCCGAATGAGCGTTTGGACTCCGCAGGAGCCTGAATTTGACCGCGAAACCAAGCTTTGGGTGCCTGGACGCCGGAAGTTCTTTTTCATGGGCGGAATCGTCCTCGCTGGCACGCTCGCGGGCTGCTCCATGCCTATGGCTCAGCGGCGTACGGACGTCTGG